GACTGGAGATAGTATGGAGGAGCGATTTCAATGGGTAAAAGACTCGGTATGGTTAACATACAGGAGATAGCCACAGCAGCTGCCATTGAAGCGCTGAAGCTCCAGAAGAACGAAGAACGGATGAAGATAAGAAAAAACAGATTTCACAATACCGAATTACTCTTGAAAAACTATCTAGGGTTGCTTGACCATTTTGAAAGTGCACAGGATAAAGCTTCGGAAGAAGACCTCTCAGAGGCCTACAACTTCGAGGAAGTAGATAAAGAGGAGGTTATTATCCAGGCTATTAGGCGGAGTAGGATACGGACTAAAATCATGATTATGCAAATAGAAATCTGCTTGGGAGTACTTCGGTCCAGGATGGTGACTAAAGGACAGCCTGAAAAATACGTCGTTATCGAAAAAATCTATCTTGATCCATGTAAGAGCTTAATGCCGTGGACAGAAAAGAGTAGAATCGTAGCAGCTGAGCTTCGTTGTGGTGAGGCATCAGTGTACAGGTGGAAAACCGAGATGATTAACGAACTTAGCGTTTTGTTATTCGGCGTGGATGGCTTATGGTTAGAGGTCTAGAACTGTGATAAAAAGTTGACATTTACAGGGAATATTTGCTCTGTTATAATTACAGTATTGAATTTTATGAACTGAATAGACACAGAAGTGACGTTCCGCGAGGAGCGTCTTTTCTTATGGTAGAGAGATACATTGGAAGATGATATAATGTATATGTGGCCTTGACTGAGGATTCCTTGAGAATCACCTCGAATAGAGGCGGCCAAAGGTTGATACTATCTAGATCCTGGCGTGCTGATAGATAAGCTATACGTGCGGGACCGCAGGTTCAAATCCTGCAGGCCACAAAATTGTTATTAACCTCACTAAGCACCTTCAAATACGAGGTGTTTTTCTAATGCTCAAATATAGATAAGGCGGTGATTGTAGTGGATCCTAAGTGCTGGAACTATAACGCTATAGATCCAAAGGAGAAGGAGAATTGCCCGAACTGTAGTCATTGGGGATGGACGAGATGTAGCGACGAAGTTCTCTTGATGAATAGAATCAATGAGACTGAGAACATGATGAAGCATGACAGTTTTGAACGCGGGCATGGTGGTATTAGACAGACGAGACATGGGACATGATAGACTATCACTCACCAAGGTGGAAGCGTAAGAGAGCACGCATACTAAAACAATGCGGCTATATGTGTCAAGAGAGTAAGAGATACGGCAAGAGGATAGATGCTGATACTGTTCACCACATTTTTCCTTCGAATGATTATCCTGAGTATGCATGGTGTGATTGGAATCTTATAGCACTGAGCCATGAGACGCACAACAAGATGCATGACAGGACAACGAACCAACTTACTGTATTAGGCGAGGAGCTTAGGAAGAGGACTAAGATACCAGATAACAACACGTAAGTGTTTTTATATGCATAGACGGATTAGCTATCCGAGGGCAGGAAAATCAATCGCCTGTCCTTTTCTATGCTTAAAAAAAGGATTGTAAAGAAAGGATTGATAATATGAAATGTGTAGTTTGCGAGAAAGAGTTTAAGTCACATGACAAAAATCAAGGCAGGGTATGTTGCAGTAGGGAGTGTGGACAAAGTTATAATGAACGGGTATTCAAAGATAAGTTCAATACTAAGTTTGCAGGGCAACTTGAATATGTAGAGGGATATATAAATAGTGATAAGTCTTTTATGTGTAGGTGTTTAAAGTGTAGAAAACTATTAGAACGGTCAGCACAATGTATAAGGGCAAATCATAAAGGCGTTAGATGTGATGATTGTTATAAGGTGGATATAGAGAGCAATACAACACTAAGAAAACTTACTGCAATTAAAAATCAAATAGAAAAAGAGAAAGAGAAAGAACTCAAACTTATAAGCAAAAAGGAAAAGCAAATAGAGATATATAATGTAAATCACTCTAAGATATGTATAACATGTGACAATAAATATATAGGGACTACCATGTTTTGCTCTGATAAATGCAAAAGGAAATATAGAACTAGAAGCAAGGAAGTAAGAAGAAGACCTAAATTAAAATCAAATGGCAGAATACAATGGGACATATCATTAGATAAACTAATTGAAAGAGATATGAACGTATGTTATTTATGTGGTGGCAAGTGTGATGATAAAGATTACAGGATGGTAGATGGCAAGTTCATAGTAGGTAAGAACTACCCATCAATAGATCATGTGTTGGCAGTCAACAAAGGCGGGACGCATACATGGAACAATGTTAAGCTTGCGCATTGTTATTGCAATACTATTAAACGTGATAGAGATATTTATATACAAGGCAATGAACAATTAGTGTTAGTAATATAAAAAGCAACCCCCGCCGGGGTCGACGTTTTTTAACAGCACTTAGGGTAACCGAGATAGGGAATCCTTTCCAACTCTACCCCATCTCAGAATATTTTTTAGGGAGGTGAAACAGTGGCTATTAATAAAAAACAAACAATTCAAAACATGAAAAAACTAGGAGTTTATAAACCTGAGTTTGATGTAATGATTGAAATATATGTCGGGCTTGTTAAGCAATATAATGAGCTTAATAAACAGTTTAAAGAATCTAATTATGAGGTAGAAGAAAAAACTGGATATTCCGATAATGCTAAAAGGTCACCCATTGTTTCATCACTTGAAAATTTACGGAAAGATGTTTTAAAATATGCCAACGAGCTTGGTCTTACTCCTGCCGGACTTAAGAAAATTAATGAAAAAGGGCTTGGAGACAAGAAGTTTAGTCCGCTTGCAGAGGCGTTGAGCAAACTTGGACAAATATAAAAACTATGACGGAGTGATGGAGTATGCAGACAGCATAGTCAGCAGCAGGAAGATAGCAAATAAAGACCGAATACTTGGTTGCAAAAGATTCCTAAAAGACTTAGAGAATCCCGATTATGACTTTAACCCAAAAAACGCCGAGTTTGTTATTGGAATAATAGAGAGTACATTTTGCCACCAGCAAGGTGAAAGATTAGACGGCACTCCACTCAGGGGTACGCCTTTTTTATTGGAGCCGTTTCATAAATTTATTATTTATAATCTGTTAGGATTTTTACTTACAGGAACGCAGATCGTGAGGTTCCACGAAGCACTTGTCTACCTCCCACGCAAAAACATAAAAACCTCGTTCGCGGCAGCTTTGGCTTGGGGACTGGGAATATTATACCGAAAGAGCGGAAGCAAAGTATATATTGTTGCCGCAGCTTTGAAGCAATCACTTGAAAGTTTTGATTTTATAAATTACAACATTGTCAACATGGGAGAAGGTGAAAACTTCCGCATTATTGACAATAACAACGAGCATTCCATTTCCGCAGATTTAGGAGATGGGATGTTTTTCGTTCAGGCATTGGCGGCAAACCCCGATACGCAAGATTCGCTCAACTGCAACATTGCGATAGCTGATGAAATCCATGCTTTCAAAAAACCGAAGCAATACAATTTATTTAAGGAGGCCATGAAAGCCTACACCAATAAATTGATGATCGGCATTACTACCGCCGGAGACAACATGAATTCGTTCTGCTATAAGCGATTGCAGTATTGCAAAAAGGTTCTCAACGGCACCGTCAAGGACGAGCAGTATTTTATTTTTATAAGCCAAGCCGACCCTGACGAAGCTGGAAATATTGACTATACAAATCCTATCGTTCATGAAGAAGCAAACCCTGCCTATGGAGTATCAATAAGACCCGGCGATATTCTAAACGATTCCCTGCAAGCCATGAACGACCCACAACAGCGCAAAGACTTTTTTGCTAAGTCATTAAATATTTATACAGCTGCAATGAAAGCATATTTTGACATTGATGAGTTTCAAAAAAGCGACAGCCAATACAAATGGACAATTGAGGAACTCGCAAAGATGCCTATCAAATGGTATGGCGGTTCGGACCTTTCAAAGCTACACGATTTAACCGCAGGGTGTTTGGTTGGATTACTTGATGATGTATTAATAATCATACCTCACGCGTGGTTCCCTATTGTCATGGCGGCTAAAAAAGCAGACGAGGACAATATTCCTTTATTCGGTTGGAAAGACGATGGCTGGCTTGATATGTCAAACAGCCCGACAGTAAATCATGCCGAGATAGTACAATGGTATATCGACAAAAAGAAACAGGGGTTCAAGATAAAACAAGTCGGGCATGACAGGAAGTTTTGCAGAGAGTATTTCCTGTTAATGAAAAAGCACGGCTTCAACATAATAGACCAGCCCCAGTATTTTTATAAAAAGTCTGAGGGGTTTAGATATATCGAAAAGAAAGCAAAAGACGGAAAACTTTATTATCTACATGCCGAGCCATTCGAGTATTGCGTGCAAAATGTACTAGCCATAGAAAAAACTGACGACATGATCCAGTACGAAAAGGTTGAGGAGACAGCACGTATAGACATTTGGGATGCGGCAGTATTTGCTGTCGTTAGAATGCTTGAAGACTTGGAAGGAAGCAAATTAAAGAAATGGTTTTAGGAGGGGAATGAATAGTATTATGGATTATAAACAGATGTGTATTCAGCAAGGTTACGTTCCGTCAACCTGCACTATGGATGGTCAAATGTGTTGGCTATTAATGAAAAGCCAAGGAGATCCATGTAAGGGATGTAATGAAAATAGGAGCAAGTGCAACGGCAGACTTTCTCCTTATGAAAATTCATAGTGTTTTTATTTTATTGAAAGGTGGTGCGACGTGAAGTTAATAAAAAGAGTAATAAAATTTCTAACTGAAAACGTTATTGAAATGCTTATTCTTGTTGGCATGGTATTTATTTTTATTGGAATATATATGATTTTTGAACCAGCAGCTTACGTTGCACTTGGACTGGGCGCATTATTTTTATCGTACTTGATTTTTAAAAACCAATAAAGGTAGGTGATGAAATAGTATGGGAATTTTAACAAGAAATGTGCACAAGACACGAGCGGACCCGGTTACAATGTGGCTGAATGGTGCAGATGCAAGAGACATACTCTGCCCCATTGGTTATACTCCATTGTCAAAAAATGAAGAGATTCGGCGCTGCGTATATAAGATCGCTGACCTCGTATCTAACATGACAATTATGCTCATGGAGAATGGTACCAACGGAGACATAAGGCTGAAGAATGAGCTGGCAAAAAAGATTGATGTATACCCAAACAAGAACATGACCCGAAAGAATTTCATTCACAAGATTGTCACGGACATGATTCTGGCGGGTAATTCGGTCGTTTATCCCAAAGTAAAAAATGGCTTGATTGATGATCTGCAAATATTGAGAGCCACTGATTTGAACTTTTATGAGATGGGAGACAGCTACGATATACACTACAGGAGCACAACGTTTGCCCCTGATGAAGTCTTGCACTTTGTCTTGAACCCTGATGATGAATACCCGTTTGAGGGACAGGGCTACACGCAGATGATAAAGCAAACAGTATTAAACTTGCTGCAGGCCAATGCCACAAAGACGGGATTTTTAAGGTCGAAGTGGAAACCTAGCTTGATCATATCGGTCCAATCGGATGCCGAGGAACTGCAAGACCCAGTGCTTAGAAATAAAATCTTAGGCAGTTATACAGACACGACCGAAATAGGTGAACCATGGCTGATACCCACAGGCGAGATTACGGTTCAAACCATCCAGCCTCTTTCGCTAAAAGATTTAGCGATACAGGACAGCATCACGCTAGACCTAAGGTCTCTGGCGGCAGCGATTGGTGTACCCTCGTTTATGGTTGGTATTGGTGATTTTAATAAGGACGAGTACAACAATTTTGTATCAACAAAGATCATGTCGTTTGCGATTATTATTCAGCAGGAAATGACGAAAAAGTTATTATTTTCGCCGACTATGTATTTTAAACTTAATCCAAAGTCGCTGATGCAATACGACCTGGCTGAAAAGGTTGGATTTGTGAAGGAACTTGTAGGCGGTGGCATGCTGAATCGGAATGAGGGCAGGGCTGAATTTGATTACTCACCCGTGGACGTTGACGGCATGAACGACTTTACTGTGCTTGAAAATTACTTGCAAGTGGCGGACTTGAGTAAGCAAAAGAAGTTAGTACAAGGGGGTGATGGTGTTGTTAAATAAAAGGCACGCTTATTTTAAGTCCGAACTTAAAACTCGGGCAGTTGGCGAAAACGATCGTTACATCGAAGGATACTTTGCGGTGTTCGAGCAAGAAGTTGAATTATGGCCCGGAAGTTTTGAGAAGATCGCACGAGGGGCATTCGACAATAGTTTAAGAGATAACGATATCCGCTGCCTTTTCAACCACAGCAGCGGTTTTGTTTTGGGCAGAAGCATGAGCCGAACGCTTGAACTCAAGGTGGATGACTATGGTTTATGGGGAAATGTAAGGGTTAACCCAAACGACGGGCAAGCAATGGATGTTTATGCAAGGGTGGAACGCGGTGACATTTCGGGTTGTTCCTTTGGCTTCGACCCTGTTTCAGAGGAATACGAGGAACGTGTGGACGGTTGGCATTGGACGATAAGAGAAGCCGATACAAAAGAGATCTCGATTTGTACATTCCCTGCCTATCCACAAACAGAAATCCAAGCAAGGCAAAAGGATTTCGAGCAATCGCAAAAGAGAAACATTGAGCAAAAAAGATCAGACCTTAAAAAAAGATTGGAGGCAATAAAATGTTAAAGCAATTAAAATTGCAAGCAGAATTGAAACAAAGAAATGCAGAGTTGGCGACATTTACAACTCAAAAGACAGGCTTTGAAAAACGCTCAACGGACCTCGGGACCTCGCTCGAAGAAGCCAAGACTGATGAGGATATTAAGCTAGTGCAGGACAGCATCGATGCTCTGGAAACAGAAATAACCGCTGCCGGAGCAGAGGAAAAAGCTAAGAGCGTACAGGCTGAAATCACTCGTATCGAGGGTGAGCTTGCCGAGATTGACGAAAGAGCAAAGACCCCAGTAGTGCCAAAAGTTGACGAAGAAAAAAGAGGAGGAACGAACGTGAACAGATATCAAGTGAGAGAGTTGTTAAAAACAGGTGCGTACTATGAGAGAGCTGAGGTTAAGGCATTTTATGAAAGTTTTAAAAATCTCAGAGCCGTTGGCGGCGAAGGGTTATTAATTCCGGAAGTTGTCATCAATCGCATCATGGATATTTTGGGCGACTACGCGACGCTGTATCCACTCGTTGACAAAATTAGGGTAACGGGCACGACCAGGATGTTAATCGACACTGACACTGAGGCTGCAACCTGGATTGAAATGACAGCCGCTATACCTGCGGGCACAGTCGGAACCGTTACGCAGATCAGCTTTGACGGTTACAAAATTGGTAAAGTTACTTTTGTTGACAACTCCATGCTCCAGGATAGCATCATTAATCTTGACGACTATGTAGTTAAGAAAATCGCCAGAGCTATTGCCAAAGGGCTCGACATCGCTATCTTAAGCGGTACAGGTTCGCTTAACAAACAGCCAGACGGAATCATCCCCCTGCTCGGAGCGGGCTACCTGGTCCCAGTCTTAGACCCAGCGGGCTACATTGACATCGTTAAACCCATCGGGCTGATCGACACAGGTGAAGACAGCATCGGCGAGATCGTTTGTGTTATGAAGCGCTCGACGTACTACAATCGTTTGTTGGGCTACAGCATACAGACTACTTCGACGGGCGAGATCGTTGCCAAGCTTCCGAATCTGAAAAACCCTGATCTCCTGGGGCTGAGAGTTGTGTTTAATAACAACATGGCTACTGACACTATCCTTTATGGTGACTTTAGCAAGTACACCCTAGTTGAGCGTGAGAGCATCATAATTGACAAATCCGAACACGTGAAATTTGTCGAAGACCAGATGGCCTTTAGGGGCAAGGGAAGATTTGACGGCAAGCCTACTAGCGAAAGTGCATTTGTACTTGTTAGCCTGTCTTATACCCCCGTAGTGTAAGGAGGTAAAAAAATGAGAGCTAAAGTAATAAAAGATTTTATAGATAAAGAAACTAAAACCCTTCATAAAAATAACACAGAAATTGAAATCACAGGTAAGAGGTTGAGCGAAATAAACTCAACCTCTTATGGTATTTTTGTGGAGGAAATAAAGGAACCAATTAAGGAAACAAAATCTAAGTAGGTGAGAAAATGGAAACGGTGCTGAGTTTGCTTAAAATAGACCTAGGCATAACCCATACCCTCCGGGATACCTTTTTTACGGCACTCCTGCAATCATCTCAAGCAGAAATAGAGGGCAAGGGTATAGTCTTAGACCTGGCGAACATCGAGGACCAGATGCTTTTGTCCGACTATGCTGCTTGGAAGTATCGCAAGAGACAAGAAGACATTGGAATGTCACGAAATCTATTTGTCAGGATCCGCAATAGAATAGTGAAGGTGAGGTCTGCATATGTTGAAACTTAAAAGTATATCGGACAAAAACAACATATCGCTAGACCTCGTTTGCTATTTGCAATCAGTGACTATCGAAGAAGATGACATCGGAAATCAGATCGAGACACCAGTAAACAGACAAATATTTTGTGCGGAGTTGCCTTTAAATTCCTCTGAGTATTTTAATGCAGGACTTCAAGAAATAAAGCCTGAACATTTGCTGGTTGCAGACTTGGAGGAATATGACAACGAAGCAACCGTGCTATATCAGGATATAGCGTACAGCATATACCGCGTATATCCGCGCTCTGACAGTCTGATTGAGTTGTACTGTAACAAAAAGGCAGGTGTTTAGTTATGACGGAAATTGAGGGACTAACCGCTACGCTCATGGCTGAATTATCCCAGTACACAGATGAGGTAGCCATAGAAGTTAAGCAAGCTTGCAAAGATGTCAGCAAAGAAATGACCGACGACATTAAGCGTGACAGTCCAAAAAAGACAGGTGATTACAGAAAGGGCTGGAAACAAAAGGTTGTATTTGAGGATAAAGATAATATCCGCATAACGACATACAACGCTACAGATTATGAGTTAACCCATCTGCTGGAACTTGGATTTGCTAAGATAGGCGGTGGCAGAGTAGAAGGTAAGCCGCATATAGCGCCGAACGAGGAAAAGGCTAAAATAGAACTCGTGAGGCGAATCGAAAGGGCGGTGAGCGGATGAAATGACCCAGGCTGAATTATTCACATTGTTAAAGGCTACAGGATACCCAGTGTCATATCATCATTTTACAACAGCACCAACGCCGCCTTATATCGTTTACCTGAGGGCCTTTGACAACAACATTTCGTCGGATTATAAGGTCCATGGGAAATTCAAGTTTTACCAGGTTGAACTTTACACGGTGAAGAAGGATTTAGTTGCAGAGCAAAAGCTCGAAGCAGTATTGAATGGTATAAATTCCGAGTATGACGTTACTGAAACATTTATAGATACGGAGAATTTATATGAGATTATTTATCAAATTAAAATAATTGAAAGAGGGTAATAACATGCCAACAGCAGATGAAAAAATAGTATTAGGTAGCGGAAAGCTCTATATAACTGAATTCGTCGGTGAAGTAATCCCAACAGATGAAATACTAGAAATCGAGGATAATTTGCTCGGGCTTATCTCGGGTGGAGCAACGGCTGTATACAAGCCCAAATTTTACGAAGCCAAAGATGACTTGGGACTTGTAAGTAAAACAGTCGTAACCTTAGAAGAGGTTACTTTGAAAAGCGGTATCATGACATGGAGTGGTAACACGCTTGAAAAGCTATGTGCAACCGCAAGGGTAATCGAATTACTCGGTAAACGAACTGTAAAAATAGGTGGGTTAGGCAATCAGGATGGGAAACGATATGTCCTTCGATTTGTTCATGAGGATGCACTAGACGGAAATATTCGAGTAACGATCGTCGGAAATAATCAAGCAGGATTTAGCCTTGTATTCGTGAAAGACAAAGAGACCGTAGTTGATGCAGAATTTAAAGCAGCTCCACTTGACACCGAAGGAACGTTGCTTATTTATGAAGAGGACATCCCAACGATTTAATAGTTGCATGAAGGGGCGAACGATCGCCTCTTCATTTTGGAAGGTGGAAATTATATGTATGATATATCGATTGTAAGCAAAAGGTATTTTGATATTAAAATAGGCGATTTGACACTAGAAGTCGAGCCACCGAAAATTAAGACGTTAAAGAAAATTATGGGTTTATCGAAGGCAAGAAGCGCAGAAACCATGGACGATTTAGCCGAAGCCGTGCGTATAGTTTTGAGTAAAAATAAGTCTGGGCATGTAGTGAACAGCGAAGTTATTGACGAGCTGGACCTAGACCAGCTAAACGAGATTTTAACTGCATATTTTGAGTGGCTTATGAAGGAAAAGTCCTCAAAAAACTAACGATCCCTTCCTTTCCAAGCGACGATGAGAAGGGACATTATGAAGTTAATACAATCGAGGAAAAGATTGTTTGTGAATACACTGGATATGATTTTGACAGGGTGGAAGACTTGGGGGCATTTGAATTTTGGCTACTGCTGCGTGATGCGGTAATCTATCGACATTCACAGAGCGAGGAAGGAATTTCGTACCTCGACAAGTGCTGGACACTGACGCAAACAGAACCACAAAGGAAAAAACTAAGAGATAAATTCGGTAAAGCGACACCTTAGGGTGTTTTTATTTTTGTGGGAAAGGAGGATATATATATGGCAGTTGGAAATATTAGGGGTATTGTGGTAGATATTGGAGGAAATACAGGACCTCTGCAGGCGGCCCTCCAAGGTGTGAATCAGACAAGCCGTGACCTTCAGACTGAGTTGGGCGCAGTGAACCGAGCCCTGAGGCTAGATCCGACGAACACAGACCTATTAAGCCAAAGGCAAAGGCTACTGGCTGACAGTATCACAGCTACAAGCGGGCGACTTGAAATTTTAAGACAAGCGCAGGAACAATTTATCCAAAGTGGCAACGATATTGACGGTTCGCAATACAGAGCGTTACAACGTGAAATTGCTACTACAGAGCAAAGATTGCAAGGACTAGAAGACCAAGCGCAGAGTGCAAGCGGAGCACTCTCTAGCGACGACGCCATAGATAACCTTAAAAAAATTGGAAAGGCAGCGGCGGTGACAGGGGCAGCAGTGGTCACCATCGGCACGGGAGCCTTACTGGCGTCACAGGACTATAAATCTGCATTGAATACAGTTATGACCCAAACGGGGCTAACGGACGACAGTGTCAGTGGGTTTAAGCAGACATTAACAAGCATTTACGAAAACAATTTTGGAGAAGGTTATGAAGACATAGCCACGGCGATGGCAACGGTCAACCAACAAACGGGATTAACTGGTGAAGCGCTAAAGGCGACCACGCAAAACGCTTTACTTTTAAGAGATACGTTCGGGATGGATGTAACGGAGTCGGTCAGAGGCGCAAGTATGCTGATGACACAATTTGGACTAGACGGAACGGCAGCGTACAACCTTATAGCGCAGGGGGCACAATCGGGCTTAGATAAAAATGGAGATCTACTTGATACCTTAAACGAGTATTCCGGTACCTTCAAAGCTCAAGGATTTAGCGCAGAAGAAATGTTCAACATGCTCAGTAATGCGTCAAAGTCTGGTATCCGTGATGTTGATTTGGCCGCGGACGCGATAAAAGAGTTTGGCATACGATCAAAGGACGCTTCTGATTCTTCGGCGGCAGGATTTGCGGCTATGGGACTAGACGCTACCGAAATGACAACAGCCTTTAGCGAGGGAGGCGAAACGGGGAAGGCTGCGTTTGAGAAGGTAACCAAAGCGTTATTTGAAATGGATGATCTAACAGCGCAAAATATGGCGGGAACGGCGTTATTTGGAACTCAATGGGAAGATCTCGGGATTAAGGGCGTTACAGCATTAGTTGACATGAAGGGACCAATAGCCTCCACCACAGACGCTCTAAGTAAAATCAACGAAATAAAATATGACACTCCGCTCGAAGCATTAAAAGGCTTGGGCCGAGTGATGATAAGTGATGTTGTACAACCAATCGGCGAAATGCTAATGCCCGCCATAGAATCAATGATTGAAAAATTGTCAGGCCTGTCGGTATGGATTGAGAAAAACAAAACCTTGTTAGAAGTAATAGGAATTGCGATAGGCACGCTTGTTATTGCCCTAACTGCGTATAATGTAGTGGCAGCGCTTACGGCAATTACTACCGGAGGAATGACAGTAGCGGCGGCTGCATTTGGTGCCACTGTAACGTTTATCACAGCCCCTATTACGGTTTGGATTTTAGCAATAGGGGCGGTAGTCGCAGCAGGTGTACTTTTATCCAAACATTTCAGCGCGGATGCTATTCCTGCCGTGCAATTATACGGAAAAGAAACTTCGGACGCCACCCAAAAAGCTGTTGGGGCATATATGGACCTTGACGACAAAGCTACAAAATCACTTATGTCTTTAAATTTTAGTGGCAAAACAGTCTCAAAGGAAACCGCAGATGCTCTCACTAAAAACTTTGACGACATGGGCACACAAATCAAAGCGGGCATGGATAAGCATTATGGGGAATCACTTAAGACTATGCAAGACTTTTTCGGCAAAAGTTCCGTGCTAACGGAAAAAGAAGAGGCAGCAGCATTGGCCGCAATGACCAAAAATAATGAGGACAAAAAGAAATCTATTGATGATGGAGAGAAGCGAATAAGTGAAATATTGACGAAGGCAAGTACTGAGAAAAGAGCACGGACCAAAGAAGAGCAAATGGAAATAAACGCTATACAAGAATACATGAAAACCAATGCAGTCACGGCGTTGAGTGATACCGAACTTGAATCTAAAAGTATTCTTGAGCGGATGAAGAACCAAGCTGGTGAAACAACCGCATTACAAGCAGCGGAAGTGGTAAAAAATAGTCTTGAACAGAAAGATAAAGCCGTTGCAAACGCTGAAGAAGAGTACAATAAAACGGTTCAGGCTATTATCAGGCAACGTGATGAAACAGGCATTGTAACCAAAGAACAAGCAGATGATTTGATCAAAGAAGCTGGTAGGCAAAAGGATGAATCAGTCACTAAGGCAACTGAAATGAATAACAAAGTCGTCGAACAAGCCAAGCTGCAAGCGAAGGACCATGTCAACCAAGTGGATTGGACCACGGGGGAAGTTAAGACTAAGTGGCAAGCCATGGTTGACACAAACAAGGCACAGAGTGACGAAATGGCGAAGAATATGAGCGCTAAATGGGAAGAAATCAAGAAGGGTGCGTCCGAAAAGTGGGAAGAGATAAAGAAGGGTGTAGGGCAAAAAGTCGAGGACATGAAAAAATCGGTCTCTGATAAAATGGAGGAAATAAGAAGAAGTATTGCTGATAAGTGGGGTGAAGCTCAAAGGTATCTTGCAAATATCAATCTTATGCAAATCGGCAAGGACATCATTAACGGCCTTATCAACGGAGTTCAAAATAAAATGACAGCACTTAGAGGCGCCGTAGAGGAAATGGCATCATCCTTGCCTAACTGGATTAAGAAAATATTAGATATCCGATCCCCATCGAAAGTGATGCAGGAAATCGGCCAGTACACAATCGACGGACTAATCGTTGGCATAGGCGATAGGACTGGCGAAGTTGGGACTGCGATGGATGGAATCGTTTCAGCCGTAAGTAGTAAGGCAGCAGGTCTCGTAGCGCTGGGTACGTCTATGGGGCAAGACTTCACGAACTCCTTTAGGAATAGCATTAATTACACTCCACCTCGGGATGGTGGCTACACCATCGGACCAGACGGCACTCTTAGCGGAGGAGTCGGAAGTAGCAGCCACAAGGGGAGTTCATCGCCGAGCAAAAGTGGAGGAACGCTAGTCGATTCCGATGGTGATAATCGGATAGACTATAAAGAATACGATGATGGGAGAATAGTCCATTATGCCTACCACGAAGGTGGCTGGGTGGGCAAAGCCCTTAGTGGGCTAAGTGGACTATTCGGCAACCTGAAATTTGATGAGGTCCCTGCTATCCTCCAAGCCGGAGAATTCGTTTTGAGTCGCGAAATGATTAACAACATCGCGAATCTCGGGAATCGTATTAGTCCCACATCTTTAGCATTCAGTGGAAATCCCCAAGTTCCAAACATGCAAAAGGAGATTCATTTTCACTTCGAGAACCGCGGTACCATCGTCGGCAGTAACGGAATGAACGAGTTTGCCCAAACGGTAAGCACAGAAATTGCCCGCACAACAGGGTTGTCTATGGGAGGAGCTTGGTAATGTGGCTACTAAAATTTACATCACTCCTCCTGGCGAACCCGAGCAGGAGTTAATCTTCTACGATAAATGCACCGTGACAATGTCAACAACGGATAGGGCTGGCTCAATTTCGGTAGGCTCAACAAATTGGGACGACAGTTTCTTTGACAAATTTACAGTTGGCTCCGATATCAAAATAGTTCAGGACGGTAACGTATCTCGTGGGTGGATATTAAACCCTCCACGAAATTTAGATGGCATACTGAACAATATCGAAATTCAAGGGCTTAGTTATGCGGCCAGAACACAGAAGGTCCTCGTTACCGAGGCTTATGTAAATCAGGCAATATCGGACATTGTGACCGATCTATTTACGACCTACATGCCCGAATACAACCTGGATAGTATAGTCGTCTGCAGTAAAATTATTAGCATAAAATTTGCCGATGTATTTCTCTTTGACGCCATGGAGCAACTCGCAACCCTGGCGGGTTATGAATGGTTTATTGACGAGCCAGTACCTGAATTAGTGGATACATTATCGCAGCCGCAGGGATGGGCAGAGCTGGTTGAATCATTTATCTATGCCTGCCCGATACCGTCCGAAATGTTGTTTCCGTCCGATTCGCTGTATCCATGCTAGAAAGGAGATAAAAAAATGGCCAATTATTTTAGTTTAATACTTGATACTCTGGCTCCGGCGGGAGTAACCATAAACATTAATAGCAATGCGGCATATGCGAGCACACAGTTGGTTAACCTAGCTATAGGATGCTCAGACGCGGTCAAGACTGGCTATCAGATGAAAATATGGGGTGATGTCGACACCACGTATGATGCTAACATTAAGGCGACTGAGGGCACGTCTGTATGGGTAAGTTATGCAGCTACGGAACAGGTAAAGCTATCAACTGGTGACGGGAACAAGACCCTATACGTAAAAGTCAGGGATGATGTATACAATGAGTCAGCACAAGCAAGTGACTCAATAACCCTTGATACAACATTGCCAGTTGTTACGATATCAGTTGCACCTGACGTTACAAAGGTAAGTAAGGTAAGCGGAAAGGATACATGTTCCTTCTCCTTCCAAAATGATACCTCTTTTGTAGAATACAAAGTTAAGGTAGTATCTGCCACAAGCGCGACACAAGATGTAGGTACGCAGATACCGACTACGGCTGGCAGTACGAATATGGCTGGCATCGGTTCCTTCCCTGCAACGACAAATATAAGTTGCACGATTAAGGGCGCAGACCTAGAAACTGCGTCAAGTGGAGATGCAACAAAGATAGTTAAAGTATTTACAAAGGATAGCGCGGGAAACTGGTCAGTATAAAGGGGTGATTACATGGCAGCCCCATTAATTACAATAACAAGCATAAGCAGAACTAAAATATCTGATGAAGTAGGGTACGACAGATGCGTCGTGAGATTCGCAGCTGATCAAAAAATAAAAGACTTCATCGTAAAGGCTGGTGGTACAGATCACACTAATGGCATAACGGTTGAAAAATCCATGGCGCTATATCCGTCAGAAGTCCTTTATCCAAGCGTCACACTATATCCCGTGGATTACAATCTTGATTCTTCGGGGGCAGTATATCCGGATGCAAATCTTTATCCAGGCGAAACGCTATACCCTATGGATGGGGATGAGCAAGAAATATTAATAGATAATGAAGAGTTGGGGATAGACGGCTTGTACCGGATAAATATATATGCCATGAACGAAGCGGGGGAGTGGACGGCGTATGAATAGCTTTTTCCAGCTCGGGCTGGATACTACTCCCCCGCAAAACATTCAAATGCTATCAACGGATAATGTTAACTTTCCATATTCGGACAGCGCTGAAATTACAATCAGCGCAGATGAACCGCTCGGGGTATTCAACTCAGAAATTTACATTATCGACTCAAAAGGAAACAGATTTGATGTACAGATGTCCCCCGTGAGCGGGAAGCTGCACACTATCCAAAATGTCATGAGACTTGCACAGGGGGTTGCAACGATACACGCTGTTGTGGCAGATAACGTGGGTAATCAGGCCACAGATGAGGTGGTACAATCAATGACTATACAAAAAGGCTTAGCTTTACATTTTTATCCTGCTGGATACCGGAAAAACCCGATTGTGATTAAGGAAAATATGTACCACAGAAGTACGGCGAAATTAGTGCCTAATTCTCAAAATATTGTCAATAAACTTTGGGTGAAGGGAGGCAAGGCACTAAGCGAACTCTATACGCAGGATATCACGGTTGGGACTATTCCCATACCGCTTTTTTATGCACCTTTTTCGCCAGTCACCGTAACGATAGGGGGGATAGAAAGGACTCTTGGCATACAGAATATTGACGCGGTAGGCACGAAGGATTTCCTGCTGAACGCGAACGAAAAACTACTTATCCCTGACCTTGTTACTACCGGCACAGGGACAATTTCGTACTTGTATCAATACCCGATTAAGATTTTGTTAGAGGAACCCGTGAGTCAAGGACAATACGGGATTTTTGAGGACAAATTAGACGTCCAGACCGACGATAAGGAACTTGCCATTGAACTCGGGCTGAAGCATCTTTTTAAATACTCACAGCCTGTCATAAGCGGAAGATTGAGTCCATTTGTCGGTGTATTTAAGGCAGGCGAAACAATCAAGGCCGAAATCCCAAGGCTAAAAATTGACAGCGAATTGCTCATAAAAAGCGTGACGCTAGATAGCACACCCATGAAGCCGATCGTCATAACCTTAAATCTTGAGACGCCTGAAAGGGATTTATCGAACATATTAAAGGATTTAAAACAACGCCTTGATAAGCTCGAAAAGGATAGCTACAAAGACGATGAAGGGCCAATCCTGAAGTACATTGCAAAAGAAGAATTGTACAGATGGACCGAGATTTCAGCAAGAACAGATCCTATACAATCCGAAGAATGGGAGTTTTGGGCAGAAGAAATCACAAGGACGGAACCAATTCAGATAAATGAATTAGGGCTATGGACCGAGGGCGCAATAAGTACGGTGTATGCTTGCCCGCTTCCGTCTGAAACTTTATATCCATCAGACAGCTTGCTTCCCTGTTAGGGAACTATTCCGTAATTTAGGAGGTAAAAGGAATTGAAAGAAAATATTATATCAAACTGGTTAGGCCAATGGGAAATCGAAATAAGTGAAAATGGCAGGGTTAAGGAGACCGTACCCCTAAAACACAATCTTATCACCGATGCAGGACTAAACATGTTCCGCGATGCCCTGAAGGGTGATATAACAGACATGCAGATTAAATATGTTGCCCTAGGCAACGACGCAACTGCTCCGGCAAATGCCGACGTGCAACTTGTGGCCGAGCAGTTTCGCAAGGTTGTTACATCGGCCAATGTGGACCCCGTGACGGCAGGGAAGTTGTATACTGAACTTTATATTGCGGACACCGAGGCAAACGCTTTCAAGTGCGAGGAAATAGGATGGTTTGCAGGGGTAGGCGCAACGGCGACAGTTAACATGGGGATTTGCATTGCAAGGGTACTTTACTCGAGGCAAAAAGCCTCGACAGAAAGTTGGACCCTGAGACGTACCGATACCATATCAAGAGGATAGGGGTGAAAATAAATGGCTTTAGGAGATTATGGAAAAAGCGTGTATGTAAACGGGGGGCCTCCGGGAATCAGCGCAGGTCGGCTAAACAACAACGAAGATAAAACAGCTGAGTTAGACGCTGCCCAAGCTGAACATTCGGCAGATGTAGCGTCACAAGTAGTTGGTAAAGGTGCCGATATGATCGCATTGCCAGACCCGAATAACCACTTTACATCTACTAATGTCCGAGGAGCTATGGATGAGCTTTTTACAAATGTCGATAGTGGCAAAAATAATGTTTACTCCGCTATTGTCGGCAAGGGAACTACGCCAGCAAGC